ATTTAGGCTTACAAGGAAAAAAGAACGTGCAAAAGATTCTAATTATATGCATGGAAGACTTGTACGTAAAATGATTAAAATAGAGAAGTTAAAAGAAAAGAAAAATACAATATGCATTATTGTTAATAATCCAAATAGGTTATTTATTACTAAAGGCTTTTTAGTAACACATAATACGGATGCCTTGTTGATGGATTATGCTCAAGGTGTTGGTGTTGGATACGGTTCTGATTATTCAGGATTATTGCTTCGTGAAGCTACTACTGAGCTTGGTGATGTTATCAAGAAGAGTCAGAAATGGTTCCCAAAGATCTTTCCAGGTGCAAAATATAATGCACAAAGGAAGATTTGGACGTTTCCTTGGGGTGAAACACTTTGGTTTAACTATGCTCGATTGGATGAAGACTATGATCAGTATCATGGACATGAATATCCTTGGATAGGTTGGGAAGAGCTTACAAATCATGCTTTACCAAATGTCTATTTGAAATTGATGTCTTGTAATCGTTCATCAAATCCAAATATACCAAAGAAGTATAGAGCAACTTGTAACCCTGCTGGGCCTGGACATGCCTGGGTTAAGGAGAGATTTATTGATGCAGTTGAGCCTGGAAGGATACTTCGGGATCTTGTTGACATTGAATCTGAAGATGAAAATGGAAACATGATTTCTGAAAAGATCACTATTACAAGAACACATATTCGCTCAGATATTCGTGAAAATAGAATACTTTTGAAAGCTGATCCAACCTATAGGGCAAAAATTCATCAAATGACTCAGGATGATGATGTGCTCAGAAAGGCATGGGAACTTGGTTCTTGGGATATTCAGATCGGTGATTTCTTTAGAGATGTTTGGGACAAGAATATTCATATTCTTCCTGATTTTGAATTTCCAAGGTCATGGACTGGTGTTCGAAGTTTTGACTGGGGTTCTTCTAAGCCTTGGTCTGTCACTTATGCACTTGAATGTAATGGTGATCAACCTAATGTTCCATTTGAAAATTTTCCACATATTCCAAAAGATTCTGTTATTGTCTTTAATGAAATTTATGGTTGGACTGGAAAAGCAAATGAAGGTGATATGGCTGATTCAAGTATGATTTCAAAGAAAGTTAAAGATAAAGATGTGTTTTTACAAAGTATTCATGGAATAAGAATCCAACCTGGACCGGCTGATAATTCAATTTGGGATATCAAGGAGGGGACAAGTACTGGAAGGATTATGGCTGGTTTTGGAGCTTATTGGACACGATCTTATAAAGGTCCAGGTTCAAGGGTTTCTGGTTGGGCATTAATTAGACAAATGCTTGGTGCAGCAAAAAGAAGAGATCCTGAAGCACCTCATTTATATTTTATGCCTCCTGCACAACATCACATTAGAACAATCCCAATTTTGAAAAGGGATAAGAAGAATTTTGACGATGTAGACTCAGATTGTGAAGATCATTGTGGTGACAGTGTGCGATACTTGTTATCAAGGAAGGCATACAAAATTAGTCAAGAAATGGTAAACATTTAGGTGATAATATGCCAAAGAAAATCATCATTAAAAAGAAAGAGGAACCTAAAGTCAAGGTTGTAAACATTTTTTCAAACTTAACCAAGTTACAAGCTGCAACTGAGCATCCAAAGTATATTCGACGTTTGAAAGAATGGTCGAAAATACGTGATTGTATGGAAGGTGAAGATGCTATTAAGAATAAGCGTGAAACGTATCTTCCAAGACCAGAAGGAATGTCTGGCAAGTACGCAAAAGCCTATGATCCATATCTTGAAAGAGCGCACTTCCCTCTGATTTGTCCTTATGCTCTTTCTGGTGCTCTTGGTGTTGTAATCACCAAGTTGCCTGAATTTAATGTACCTAAATCACTTGAGTACATTAAGAAAGAAGCAACAAAAGATGGTAGATCATTGCAACAATTGTTTATTGATACAATGATTGAAGTATTCAAGACTGCAAGGGTGCCTTTACTTGTTGATGTTGTTGCAGAAAAGAATGAATTCAGGTTTGTTCAGCAGAATGCAGAGGATTTGATTAACTGGAAGAGTTCATTTCAGAATACTGTCAAGAGTATTGTAATGGCAGTATTGAAACAACCTAGTGAAGCAACTGATAATCCATTCTCACATGATACAGAAGATATTTATAAAGTTCTTCATCTTCAAGACATTATTGAGGATAATGAATTAAAGACAGTTTATTATATCTCTGTGTTTGGTGAAGAAGGTGCTCAAAATATTTCATCTGAAATAATCCCAAGATATATGGGACAAACGATTGATGAAATTCCTTTGTTTATGGCAGGGTCAATCAACAACAGTTTTGATATTCAACCTATTCCTCTGATTTCTGTAGCTAACTGTGCAATTCAGATCTATCGAAGGGAAGCTGACCTTGCAAATAGTGAATATCTCTCTTGCAATCCTACACTTGTTGTAACTGGCGCTGTATCTGGACCAGACATGCCCAATGTTGTTGGGTCATCTGTAATGATTGTCCTTCCTAATGAGATGGCAAGGGTTGGATACACAAAGACTGATACTGCTGCTCTTCAGCACGTAAACAATAAGATCAAGGATTTATATGAAGAAGCTATTCGTCATGGTGTAGCTATCCTTGATGCTCGTAAAGGTGTTGAAGCTGCTGAAGCTCTGAGGATTAGACAAGCTACTCAATCTGCTTCTATTTATTCAATCTATTTGTCAGTTCTCAATGCTATACTGAATGGATTGAAGTTGATGGCTAAGTGGAACGGGTCAAATCCTGATGAAGTAACAGCAGATGCCCCAACTTCACTTACCTTTGGTGTACCAGATGCAACAATTCTGAAAAATCTTATTGAAGGATTTGCTGTTTCCGGTGTAATACCTATTTCTGTTGTCCATAGATATTTAGTAGCTTCTGGACTCATTGAGCAGACAATAAGTGTGGAAGAGTATATTAAAATGTTGCATGAAAATAAGACTTTGCGTGAGGCTCTTAGATTATCATTGCCTGAAGTTGAAAATAATTTGAAAGGAGATGGTGAGAAGGAGGAAGATGAAGATAATGACGATGTAAAGAAAAAATCTAGTAAAAAAGCTGGTAGTAAAGTTGAGTCTGAAGAAGATCAGAATGTTTCTGATCAAAGTTAAATAATTATCCTTGGAGGATAAGACCATGCCGTTTGAATTTATTGAAGATCCTGAGTTGAGAGCAAAAGCTGAAGCTGATTTGAATACTACAGTTGAGAAGTTGAAAACTGAGCTTCAATCTGATTTCACCAAACAAATTGATGGTTTGAAAAAGAATCATGATCTTTTGTTGGATGAAAAGAAAAAACTTCAGGAAAGATTTAAAGGGATTACGAATCCTGAAGAAGCCATGAAAGCTCTGAAGCTCGTTACTGAGAATGATGAAGTTCGACTCCTTGCTGAAGGGAAGTTTGATGAAGTTGTTGCAAAGAGGGTTTCTGCTGCTCTTGGTGAACATGAAGAAGTTTTGAAAGGTCTTAATGATAAGTTGTCTAATACTGAAATGAATGCTACTAAGTATCGTTCAATGTACCAAGACACTGTTCGTGACATTGCAATTCGTCAAGCTGGTGCTGCTGCAAAAGTTCAACCAAGTGCAATGGAAGATCTTCTTCGCCGTGGTCGTGATATGTTTACTGTTGGTGAAGATGAAGTATCTGTTGAAGCAAGGGATAAGAATGGTAAACTCATTAAAACTGAGGATGATAAAGTTCTTACCGTTGCATTGTGGATTGAAGGTTTGAAGAAGATTGCTCCTCATCTTTGGCCTCAATCTGTTTCTGGTGATTTTGTTCCTGGTGGTGGATCTGCTGACGATCTTGAAGAGCAAATTCAAAATGCTGCACGAAAAGGAGATTCAGTATTGTATCGAAAACTTCGTGAAAAGCAGAAGAAGATGAAAGCCGGGGAATAAAAATTAAAAACGATTAATTTTTATTCTTGACAGAAAAAATTTTACTTTGTAATCTTAGGCAATATTCCCATTGTTCGCTTCTGAGAAGCACTAACCTTGAGGGTTACGGGAGAATCAATCTTTTCCGCTAACCCTCAATTTGTTTGTTGGGTTAGCACACAAACAAATCCAATTATGGAGGTAGTACAATGGCTAACGTTTGGGAACATCCTGATATCATTGCACAGGAAGCACTCACTCATCTCGAATCCAGTCTGAAGATTGGAAAACTTTGCATGTTGGATAAAACCAACGAATTCATGTATCGTCCGAACGGTTGGAAGATCGGTGATACAGTTCCTTTCCGTACTCATGGCGAATATGAGGCCAAAGATTTCGTAACTGAGATTGAGCCTCAAGAGATTCGCACCAGCACTCGCTCACTTACCATCGAGAAATTCTTTGACATCTCTGTTGAGGTGACTGCGCGTGAGGAAGCTATGGACCTGGATACTCTTTCCGAGCAGGTTCTTTCTCCGTCCATGTATTCTCTTGCTGAGAAAACTGATTTCTATCTCGGCACCAAGATTCTTCAGGCTCAAGGTCTGTATGCATCTGCTGACCTCTTTGCTTCTGCTGCTGACGTTGCCCTCGCTCGTAAAGCCGCCATCCTTCAGCAATTGGCAATGAATCGTTTCTGTCTTGTTGACCTTGACATCGAGGCTATTCTTCTCGGTCAGACTTGGTTCAATCAGTCCCAGACTCGTGGCGCTGCCGGTGAGAACACTTTGTCGAATGCTGAGATGGGTAAGGTTATGGGTATGCAGTTTGAATCGGCCCTTGCTTTCCCGACTCCTGGCTCTGCATTTGTCGCTGGTACTGGTACTGCTCAAACCAACAATGGTACTAATGCCATTCAATTCAATCGCATTGGTATGACTGATCTTACCATTGATGGTGGTTCTGCAAACACCTTCAAAGCCGGTGATCGTCTGAAAATTGCTGGTGTCAAGCGTCCTGTGGTTGTGAAAACTACCACCCTCGCCCTGAATACCCCTGTAACCACGGTTGCTCTTGAGCATCCGATTACTGAGCTTATCCCTGATAATGCTGCTATCACTGTAATTGGTGCTGGTCAGAGTCTCATTTATCATGGCGCAATCTTTGACAGCAAATCTATTGCTGCCGGTTTCCCTGTTCTGGATAAGCCTGGTGACAAGATCAGTGGTGTTGCTACCGCCAACGGTATCAGCGTCCGTATTGTCAAAGGGTACGATATGAAGCTCAAGAAGAACACTCTTTCAATGGATCTGCTTGTTGGAGCCTTCCTGCTTGATCCTCGTCGTGTTACCCTGCTTGCTGAGTATTAATAGACCGCCTCTATCAATACATCAAAATTAAAGTTAAGGAGGGAGTATCATGAAGCTGTACAAAGGTGAACATGAAGTTGAAGCGGAAAAAGATCAAGTCGCTCTTTTTCTTGCAGACGGTTGGTCCAAAACTCCGGTGGTTGAAGAGGAGTCTACTGACTTGAATGAATTGGATGAAGCTGATGATTCTGATGATTTGGATGCATCTGAAGAGTCTGAAGGATCTGAAGAGTCAGAAGAAAAACCTGCTGTGAAAACAGGACGTAGTAAACTTCCGAAACTGAAGACTAAGTAGGTGATGTAATGGCAATAGACAGCACAGTTGGTACAACAACAGCAAACAGTTATGTCACTGTAGCTGAAGCCGATGCCTATTTTCAAGACCGTCTTCACAGTAGTGATTGGACTGCTGCTACTGGAAAAGAAGCTGCTCTGATTACTGCTTCAAGGTTGCTCGATTGGGAATTGACTTTCCAAGGAAGTAAAACCAATCAAAATCAGTCAATGCAATTTCCAAGATCGGGGATGATTATTGATGAGTATGAAATTTCTGATGTGATTATCCCACAAGAAATCAAATTTGCCGTATTTGAATTAGCCTTGCAGTCTTTGAAAAAGGATCGCGTGGTTGATAATCCAATGTCTGGAATTGAACAAGTAAAGGCTGGACCTTTGTTTGTAAAGGCAACTCCTGGTGGCTATGACAGCACTATTGCCTCAGTAATTCCAAAGCATATTAAGAGTATGCTTTCAAAATTCTTGATCCATACTGGTATAAGTTCTATCAGGTTAATACGGGGATAAGATGAAAGAGATATTCCAAAATGCTGTAGACACTATCTTTGATGTGTTTGAGTCCTTGAAGAAGAGTGGGACTTATTTGAAGAAGAAAGACGAATCGGGATGGGGTGATGATGATTCTCCAACTGAATATGAGTTTGAGTTCTTGGAATTTGGGCTTGTTCAAGAGGAAACAAAGAATCTTTCGTTTTACACGAAAATTACCCCTGAAGATTTGATTATCATCATCAAAGGTAAGAAAGTGGAAGAATACGGTTTAAAGATAAAACAAGCCGATAGTTTCAAAATCGGAGAAGACACTTACTTGGTTGAGGCGCATGAAGGTGATCCTGCCAATGCATCCTTTGTTATACTGTTGAGGAAGTAATGAGTGAGACTTCTTTCCATATCAGTGACTACTCTCAATATCTTGATAAGATAAAGGGAAAAGTCCAACCTGCTATTCACACAGGTTTACAGAAAGAGGTGATTGCAATTATTGATGAACTCAAGAAAAGATCCCCAATTGATTCAGGGATTTTTATTTCTTCTTGGAAGCACAATTTGATTGCAAGCAATCCCACTACTGTTGGATATAGAATATCGAATGACACTCCTTATGCACAAGTCCTTGATGAAGGTGCTGAACCTGGAGGAAAACCGTGGAACTTTCCAAATCCTAATAATCCTGGTCCTGTGAGTAAATCAGGAAAATTGATTTATGCTAATGGAAGGGTTTGGGCTGGTGGTAAATCTCCTTCGGGATTTGTTGTAGGCGGGATTGTTGACCCGATAATTATGTACAATCGAAAAAGGCAAATTCAGGTTGCACAAACCATTGCCGAGCACATTTTGAGGTTGTTATGAAAAAGCGGGTTGATGCATGTGCTGAAATTTACGAAAGGATTAAGGCCGAACGTGTTGCAATCGGTATCAAGACTTTCAAAGATACACCAGATGTTCCTGCAAAAGCTGAAGAATGTCCTGTGCTTACCATGACTGTCGGTGTTGACGATATTATCAAAAGATCGTCAAGAACTGCAACTGCTTCAAGAAAAGGTGAAAGTGATATAAGGAGTGCAGACATACATTTTGAAATGGTAGTGGATAGAACTACCCATGATCCATTGCAGTTAATGCTTGGCGTTCGCAAAGCAATACTAGCTGACATTCATCCATTGAAGAATGTAGATGGTTCCCCTGATCATAATACTTTCATTGTTGAATCGCATTCTGTTGGACCTCTAGGATACGGTGTCCCGAATTTGCTTGTTTCAATTCTGGTCATCAAACTTGTTTACCCTGATGGATTCTAAGGAGGATTATTATGGGTTCGTCTCCAAATGTTGAAAACTTCACCCTTGGTAAAGGTGTAGTTTATTTCAATCGTAAAAACCTTACTTCCGGCCTGTATACTGGTGAACGTGATCTTGGCAATGCACCTTCGTTCAACTTCAGTACTGCCATTGAGAAACTTGAACATTATAGCTCTCGCGGTGGTATTCGGTCGAAGGACAAAGAGATTATTTCTCAGTTGACCCCTTCTGTCTCGTTCTCACTTGACGAGATTTCCCTTGAAAACCTCAACCTTCTGACTCTTGGTGATATTGTCACTGTGTCTCAGACTCTTCAAACCGTGGTTGATGAACCTCATGTTGCCCATCTTGGTATGAGGGTTGATCTGGCATTCCGAAATATCTCTTCTGTAATTGTAAAGAAAGCCGGTGGTACTCCTACCTATGTCAATGGTTCGGATTATGTCATTGACACTTCTCTGAAGGATGACAAGATCGGTCGTATCTATCTGAAGACTACCGAGGAAGGTGGTGACATTGTTGAGGGCGACAATATTGTTGTCTCCTATTCGGCTGCTGCTGTCACTTACAAGAAAATTGCTGCCTTCAAGAATACTCAGATTGAAGGTTTCCTGCGGTTCGTTTCTGACAATCCGGCAGGTAATCAGCAAGAGCTTCAAATCTGGCGTGTATCGTTGACTCCTTCTGGTGATACTGCGATGATCGGTGAAGACTGGTCTACCCTTGGATTCACTGGTGAGGTTTTGAAGGATTCGACTGGGCATCCTGACTCTCCGTACTTCGATATCATCGACATTTAACCGGGTAGTTCAATAGTTTTCCGTTTTACAAGGTGCCGGGGGTAACTCCCCGGCACAAGAACTCAAAGAAGGTACATATCATGGCTGGAAAAATCAAAATCACAGAAGACCTCTCTTCCCTCTTTCTTACTTCCGAAGTCCTTGTTGGTGCTCAAAGCATCACTATTCATCCATTGACACTTCGGCAATACATCCCACTCACCAATAAACTCAAGCAACTCTACAAATCTTGCACTGATTCTGGAATCAATGCTGAGAATTGGAAAGCTCCTGAGAACCTTTTTTCTATTGTAGATATTATTCTTGCAAATTTCCCTGAAGTTTTTGAGGAAGTTTCTGGAATTGATCGTGAAGATCTTTTGGATTTTCCTTTGGAAATCCTTGTTGCTGTTCTTACAAAATGTGTTGAAGTTAATGCGTCTTCGATTCAATCTCTCTTGGGAAACTCGAAGAGCTTGCTGGGAATGTTCGGCCTGGAAGTAAAAAATCAGGTAGAAGAACAGCCGGAACAGAAGAACGAAAATCCGGCGTAGTTGATGCTATTCAGGTACTTGTATCTGAAGGTCATTCTTGGGCAAGCATTAAAGAATACACATTTGCTGAAATTGGTGCCTTTTTAAAAGTAATCGTTAAACAAAAAGCGGAAAAACGGGCTGAACGCTTGAATGATGCTTGGTATGCAAAACATCTGAAAAAGACAGGTTTAGATGATCTTGTCAAGAACATTATTCAAAGCGTAACTCCTAAAAAGACCACCCAGGAAGAAATTCGGGATAGTTGGTCAAGACTAAAAGGACTACGGAGTTTGCGATAATGGCTGATGTAAAACGAACGATTACTTTTGAATTAAAAACTATTGACCTGCAATTGAGTAAATCCCTGGAGAAAATTTCAGGTGACTTTGCTTCAATTGCAGCGTCGTTTAAAGGTCTTGAAAATGCGGTTAATGGTTTAGGAACAGCTTTTGGAAAAGTAAAAGTTCCTGATAACCTGACTAATTTCATTGACTCTCTAAAATCCCTCGATAAAACTGCTCTTCCAAATATCAATTCCTTTGCAATAGGTTTGAATAAACTTGCAAAGATGAAGGAGGGAATTCAGTTACCTGATTTCACAGAATTAAAAAAGACTTTAGAGTCTTTCAAAGATCTGAAATTTCCAGGTGTGCTTCAGTTTGCAACTGGTCTTGACAAACTTTCTCAATCTACAATAAACGTTTCACAAGCAGCAGCAAATATTAAAGCATTGATTCATCCACTTGAGCGTCTTGCTGCTGTTGGATCTATGCCGAATTTAACACAGATTGCTTCAGGTGTTGATAAACTTATTAAGGTCGCTGGAATATCTGGGTCAAACTCTTTTGCTTCTTTCTCTGGATTAGCCACTGCTCTTCAACAATTACAGAATGTCAATCCTCCGAATCTCACCAAATTTGCGAAAGCAATGGAGAGTCTTCGGGATTTCCGAGGATTAGCACAAGTCTCTCAAGTTCTCGGATCTTTATTTACTTCACTTTCTCAATTCAGTGGTGTTCAGATTCCTTCTCTTGACAAGTTTGTCAAAGGAATGCAGAAGGTTCAACAGTTGGATGTTCAAGGGGTTGTTCAGCGAATCAACCAACTTGCTCAAGCTATTTCCATTTTAGACAAATCAGGAACATTAAATTCATTCAATAATCTCTCAAGATCACTTACAACTTTATCTTCTCAATTATCTACTTCAATTGGACCATTGCAGCATGTTAGTAATGCATTACAGCAGCTTGGTCAAAGAGCACAAACTTCAGGTGCTCAAGTAAAAGGTTTTGGTGAACGTCTTACAAATTATTTTCAATATAGGATTATTGCTGATTCTATATTTAAATTACAAGAAGCCTTCTTTGGAACTATTCGTGTAATTCGTGAATATGATCAATCGTTGAAAGACTTAGCTGCTATCACTGGTGCTTCTTCAACTGAAGTATCAATGATGGGTGATACAATTATTCAAGTTGCAAAGGATACTAAGTTCTCTGTTGGTGAAGTTGCTCAAGGCATGATTGTTCTTGGTCAGGCTGGTTTCTCTGCTACTGAGACTATTAAGGCTATTGGAGCAATCTCACAATTAGCTACAGGAACTATGTCTGATATGGCAATGACTGTTGATCTTGTTTCAACGGCAATGCGTGTATTCGATATAGCTGCTGAAAGGACTTCTTATGTAACTGATGTTTTTGCAAATGCAATCAACAAATCGAAACTTGATGTTGATAAATTAAGGACTGCTTTCAACTATGTTGGACCGGTTGCAAAAGAGGCTGGAGTTTCTTTTGAAGAAACTGCTTCTGCAATGATGGTTCTTGCAAACTCAGGTCAAAGAGCTTCAACGATTGGTACTGGTCTTAGGCGTTTGTTTTCTGATCTTACTGATGCTCCTGAAAAATTAAGTAAAGCTGTAGAGAAAGCTGGTATTACTTTGGAGATGCTTGATCCAAGGGCAAATTCTCTTTCTACTGTTCTCAAGAATTTGAATCTTGTTGTAACTGATTCTCAACAAGCCTTTGATATCTTTGGTAAGTATGGTGCAAATGCTGTACTTGCTTTGAAAGATATGGACAATGGCTTTGATTCAATGCTGGGATCTGTTGCAAAATCTGGATCTGCTGCTGAGATGGCTGCGATTCAGGTTGAAGGTCTTGGTATTATGTACAAGAACTTACAAGATAGAGTTGAGATTCTTGGTGTTTCTCTTGGAAAAGCTGGTGTCTTAGACTTTCTGAAGTTTCTTACTAATGCTGCAAGAGAAGCTGTAATTGCAATGGATTCCTTTGTAAATACTGCTTTAGGAGGATTTATTGTAAAAGCAGGGTTATTTGTTGTATCCACAACATCAATGCTTGTTGTATTAGGAAAATTAGTATCAGCAATTAAAGCTGTTTCATTTGCTTATACAACTGGAATGGTTGCTGCTGTACCGTATTTAGTTGCTGGTAATGCTGCTGTTTCTCAAAGTGCCGTTAGTGCTGCACTTTCTTTACGTGGATTAAATACGGCCATAGCTGGTGTTGGTTCAAGAATTGCTGCATTTGTAACATCTTCTTCTTTAATGTCTGGAATTGTAACTTCACTTGCATTTCCAGTAGCAGTTCTCGCATTAGAATTTTTTAATGCTGTCAAAGGAATTGATAAATTTAAAGAATCATCTGAAAAAGCATTAAAGAGTTTTAAAGAATATGATTCACTTGCAGCAGATGCTAAATCATATTCTGATTCTATTAGTGGATTAGATTCATCCTCTGAGAAGTATAAAGAAACAAATATTGCTTTAAAAGTTCAATTGTTAAAAGTAGCTGAAGGAAATGACGAAATTGCTTCTTCTGCTATTGTTGCTGCTAACTCAATTGATTCTGTTACTGGTGGTTTATATGATAACGGAAAAGCAATTGATGAGTATATGGAGAAGATAAATAATATTAAAATGAATAAATTAGTTTCTGCTTATAGTGATGCAGTTTCTAATATTGGAAGTCAAACATCGTTGTTATCAAGAACTCTAAGTAAAGGAAGTGATTTTCTATCTGTTCTTTCTGAAACTAATAATAAATATTTAGGTTCTCTTTTTAAAGGAATGGCTGAAGTCAGCTTT